ATAACTGAAATTTCAAAAGAAGAAACTAAAAAGAAAATTAGTACTTATTTAATTGAACCAAGCATGTCTTATGTTTTTGATAGGTTATATCCATATATTATGATAACATCTATCATTTTCATATTATTATTTTTAATGGCTATTGCTATTATATGTATGTTATTAACTAAAGGTCCTAGAAGCTAGTAGTTGGAACATTTTTTTGAAATTATAAGTCATGACCAGTAATATAAAATACCTATCCTTTTTTAGGAAGATAGGCATTTTATATTACTCTTCTCTTAAATGTTTTTAACGCACCTAAGAGAAATTTATCAATTAATGTTTTTAATATCAATTGATACTTTTATAATAAGAAAAAGATTTTTAGAAAATTTAGCTGTCAATTTTTTATTTTAGATACTCTTTTGCAATTTTGAGTATTTCTTTCTTTTCTTCTACTGTTTTTTTCTTCCAAAATGCAACTTGTCTAGAAGCTGCATAATTTTTGGCCAAATAAGCTTCGTGTGTATTTATAAAATTATAATATAATGCGTCTAATATTTTACACCATGACCCTTTCTTATAATCACTCATTTTTAAAATATAGTTAGAAGATGAAAAATATGGACGAGACATCATCATTCCGCCATCTGCAAATTGTGACATTCCATATACATTGGGTATCATAACCCATTCATATGCATCTATTGTCCATTCCATAAATATCTTATATACATCATTTGGATTTATTTGACATAATAGAAGATAATTACCTAAATACATTAATCTTTCAATATGGTGTGCATATGAATAATTTACTATTTTATGTATTGTATTATCAATTGGATCTATTTGTGTTGTTCCTGTCCACATCATTTTTTCATTTAATTTATTCTTATGATTAAAAAAATTCTGTTTTGGTAGGGTTTTACCTTCAAGTAAATATATTGAATATACATAATTTCTCCATCCTATGATTTGTCGAATAAACCCTTCATATGAATTAATGGGTACTTTATGTTCATATTTTTGTGCTTCTTCAATTACTTCTGTATCTGTTAATAATCCAATATTCATCATTGGGCTTAAAACAGAATGAAATAAAAAAGGGTCCTTTGGTGAAACCGCATCTTCATAGATTCCAAACTTTTCAAATTTATTTTTTAAGAAATATAAGAGAGCTTTCTTAGAACTTTCATGATCAATGGGATATACGAAATTATCTAGGCTACCGTAGTTTTTAGAGAAATGGAGCGTAACATATTTAATTGCTTCTTCTACATATGTGTTTTTATTTAGCTGGGCTAAGTGTTTATCTGGAATTTTTTCATTTGGGGGTAGTTTTTTGCGATTATCTTCATCAAAAGACCATTTTCCACCAGTTGGATTCTGATTTTTATCAACTAATATATTAAGTCTGATACGTTGCCATTTATAAAAGTTTACGTGATTGTATTTTTTAGTTGAGTTCGAATAAAATATATTTATATTTTCTTTTATTAAATCTTTAGTAACTAAAAAATTAAGTGAATTAAGTATATTTATTGATGGGAAACTTTTCTTTAATTTGGAGGATAAAACATTATCACATAAATCATATGTTGTTATGGACTTAGCTTTTAATTCTTTATAAAATTGAAGTGCTTCATGAAATTCAATATAGGTGGTATTTATTTTATTTAATTTCAGAAAATTATTATAATTTTTCATTGTAGCTCGATGATAAGCTAATTTTAATTTGTGATACTTAAAATCTGTAAAAAATCTAGGATCTTCAATTAAATATATTTTTTTATTTTTCAAATTATCTATATTTGAAAATAAATGGATTGGAAAAAGTAAGAAAACATCCATTATATATACTAAGTATATACTAGATATTTCTTCCAAAAATAAATTGTGTATAAATAATAATTATACAACCAAATATAAAAAGTACAAAATACATTGCACTATCTATTTTTCTTTCTATTTTATCTAATTTTTTTTTAATATCTAATAAAAAAAGTTCATTTTTTATATTAGATATAAGATATTCATCCATAATATTAAGTTTATTAGATTTGCTTTTAAGTAATTTTAGAAAAGGAGGGGTCTAGTGGGAAACCTTGGTTCCCCGCTATTCGAATCCCTTTTTATAAACCTCCATAATATCTTTTCTCATTATTTCATAATTAACCATTGGCCCCGGGTATTTAATGTTTTTATATTTAATATGTGTTTTATCCCAGTTGAAGATATCTTTATTTGGAACATCTTTTAATTCAGGTATCCACTTTTTTATATATTCACAATCTGGATCATTATCTTTTGCTTGTTTCCATGGACTCAAAATTCTAAAATATGGTTGTGAATCAGCACCACTTCCAGAAGACCATTGCCAATTTCCATTATTAACAATTGGATCATAATCGATTAGTTTAGTAGCAAAATATTTTTCACCTATTCTCCAATCAACATTCATTATTTTGATTAGTATTCCACTTGTAATTAATCGTGCTCGATTATGCATATATCCTGTTTCATTGAGTTCGCGCATTCCTGCATCTACTGCTGGAAATCCTGTTTCTCCTTTCATCCAGGCTTCAATATTTTTTTTATTATTTTCCCATTTAATTCCATCATATTTTTCTTTTAGACTTTTTCCATGTAAAACTTTGGGGAAATAATAAGCTAAATAATAATAAAATTCGCGCCAATATAACTGGTCAATTAATCCATGTTCTATTCCAAAAATACTTGATATTGCAGTATATACTTCACGAATAGAAACACATCCAAATTTTATATAAGCGGATAACATAGTAGTTGGTTTTATTAAATCATTTCTTTCATTTGCATAAAATGAATAATTTCTTATATTTTTTAATATTTTTAAGGCATTTTTTCGTCCACCATTTACAGCTATATTAGGATTTATTTCATAATATTTTTTAAGGGAATCTGGATTAAATGTAGTCTTTATTGTATGAAATTTACTATTCTTTGATTCAAAATTAAAAGTGGATGGTTTAGGAGTTTTTATTTTACGGGCATTCTTTTTAAATGGACCATATACTTCATAGGGTGTTCCATCTTCTTTTAAATATGAATTAATTGGAAGAAGAAGGTAATCTTCGTTTGAATGAACATTAATATTTTTGTCAGTGGCATAAGCTTTTATTTTATCATCACGTTCTTTTGCATAAACGGTATAATCTTGATTGAAATAAATATCAGTATATTGAAAATCTTTGTATATTTTTTTAAGGATGTCTACATTATCTCCATAATAATAATGAAGTTTCGAATTATATTTTTCTAATTCTTCGTTTAATTCGTGTAATGATTCTAATAAGAATTGAAGACCGTTACTTGAAAAATAAGGATTATTTTCAATTTGTTCGGGCGTGAATATAAAAATAGGAATGACTGTATCAGATTTTTTATAGCATTCTATTAATGTTAAATTATCAATTAAACGGTAATCACGACGGAAAATAAATAATGACTTAGCGGGGAACCTAGTTTCCCCGCTAGCCCCCTCCTTAGTTTTCTTATTCATTTCTGATAGATAATGCAGGCTCATTTTTCTTATTAACTATATTCTATTTATATTTATATTTTATATTTTGCATTTTTTTATAATTTTGTATAAATTATAAAAATGATAGATCAAAGAGAACTAAAGTGAAATATATAGAATAGGAGAGTATCGTAGGGAACCCTAGGTTTTCTCGGAATAGGAGGGGGTAGGGGGAACCTAGGTTCCCCCTATTTGTAGTACATATAAATATTTTGTAAAATAAACATTATTATTATAAAAGACATTATATATATTACATTGTATTGGCTTTGACAAGGTGATACTTTTTTATTTTGTTTTTTATTAATTATCTTTTTATCTTTATTTTTATCTTTTAATTTATGTAATAATCTTTTTTTTAATGGATAATTTGGATAATTTGGATAAGACGGTTTAAGATCCTCTATCTTAATATATTCGTTATTTTCTATTTTATTAGCATTTGATTTAAAATATCCAATATCATGATTTTGAACTGGTTGTCGACTCATTTGTTCAGATACTGGTCTCATACCCGTACTATTGTAATGATAAGAATTAACTGATGGATTTGGCATTGTTTGAGTATTTAAATAATTAGAATTTACTGGATTATTACCATAATATTGAGTATAACTATTCATTGGTGGATTAGGTGGTTGATAACCTCCTCCTGCTGGAGAGTTTAAATAATTATAATTATCTAATGCACTATTTCCTGTAAAATTTTCATATTTATAATCCATTTCTTTTTTTTTTAATGAAAATTTAGGATTAGGATTATTTTGAGGATTATAATAAGCAGCTGTTGTGTCTGATTCTATGTATAATGATGGAGAGGGGCGGACAGGATTTTGTGCAACAATATATTCACCTGAATTATTATTATTAGTTACATTAATTACTTGATTAACATCGTATTCATTAACATCAACTGGAGGTGAACGGTATTCTTTATTTGAAAATTCGTTATTTATTGGTACATCATAATATCCATAATTAACAACGGGTGCGCTTTCTAACATATATAGTGGCATAGAACCTAATTGAGAAGCCATATATAATTAACAAACATAAAATATTTTTTATTATTTATAAATAAATTTTTTTATTTATAATAAAATTAAAGAAGTGATAAAAGTCATATATTTATTTTATATTTATGCCCAACTATTTAATGGTTGAGTATATGGATTTTCTTGGAATGCTTTTACCATTTCTGGATTAATTCTATCAGCTAATGGTTCATTAGGTACTATTTCTTTTTCTTGAGTAATATTGAAAGTTGTTAATTGTGGTATGGAATTATATACTTTATTAGATTGTACACCTCGCTCTGTAATATATTGATTTTGAATATCACCCATTTTAGATGTAGTTACATGAATCATATCTGAGCTGACTGTTTCACTAGGTCCCATTGCACCTGGTGTATATCCTTCATCAATAACACCTCTAATAGCTTTAATTTCAGCATTATAAACATCTTCATAAGATATAGGTTTAATATTTACTCCATCGTTACCGGCTCCACCAAAATATTCTGTATCCGCTGTAAATTGACGATTAGTATTTGGTGCATCTACTTCGGTTACTTCATATGCACCAAGTTCAGGGCCATCTTGAATACCAACATATGAAACACTATTTTGTCTTAATGTATCTGGAACTTGTACTTCTTTAATAGTATGTCCTCCATATTTTTCTTGAGTTGCTGGACCTAATTTACCAGCTGATAATGTAGTTTCTTTTGTTGTTTTCTTGGCAGGATCCTTATTACGATAATATGATTTCTTATCTGTGCTACTAATATTAGCACCACCTTTACTCTTAAGGGTAAGAGTTTCCTTATTTGTTGTTCTTGGTTTATTATTTGGATCATATACAACTCCTCTTTTACTACTAGAAGTTAGTACACCATTATGTAAATTATGAATATTTGTTTCTTTAATAGTTGTTCGTGCAACATCATTAGGATCATATACTGTATTACCTCTGTTCATGTTTTGAACATTGCTGCTATAATCATTATATAAATTGGTCTCTTTAATTGTTGTACGGGCAACATCATTGGGATCATATACTGTATTGCCTCTATTAGGATTTTGAACATTACTACTATAATCGTTGTATAAATTAGTCTCTTTAATTGTTGTACGGGCAACATCATTTGGATCATAAACTGTATTACCTCTGTTCATATTTTGAACATTACTACTGTAATCGTTATATAGATTGGTCTCTTTAATTGTTGTACGGGCAACATCATTAGGATCATATACTGTATTACCTCTATTCATATTTTGAACATTACTACTATAATCATTGTGTATTTGAGTTTCTTTAATAGTTGTTTTAGGAACATCATTAGGATTATATACTTTTGTCTTTTGACGACCTTGAAAATTACCATTAATACGATTATTTTTAATGAGCTCGTTTTTCTTAGGATTCTTTAATTTTTGAGTAGGACGAAGTGCTCCTTTCTCAATTTCATTTGCAAAATTTCTAGTAATATTAGGTGTATTATCATTTACTATACGATTATTATTTCTAATACGAATACCTTTTTTACCATAATCATTTGGAATTTGTTGTTGTTCTTCAGAATTATTTTTACCATTTAATCCAAATAAGTTCATAATTGACCATTTTCCACTAGAACCCTTATTTCTATCACCATCATTTTGATAACTAATTTTTTGTGATACTCTGTATTTAGATCGTACTTGCGCAACAGTGCCATGAGTTGGAGCAGCAGGACCCTTTCTTGTTTTTAATTCCGTTGTTTTACGATTTGTATATTTAGTAACAATGCATGGACGTTGTTCTGGTGCAATAACATTGCCAGTCGTTGTAAAATATCTATCTGGTTCTTGCACATAAAATGTATCTGGGCGATTTTTGTATAATGTACCAATCTTTGCAGGCTTTGCAATTTTTTGTCCAGATATAACACGTCCATAAAAAGATATCTTAGGATTTGTTTTAACACGAATTTCATCAACTGTTTTAGGCATAACATAATCTTGCGAATCAGCTTGTTGAAATCCACCTGATGGTTCTGATGTATATCCTTGATTTAAGCCTGGTCCAACATATACTCTTTCAATTGGTGTTTCATTTGATCTAATATTGGAAACATAATATCGATCTAACATAAAACCATCTAAACTTCCTGTACCATATACATTTGTCATATTTTTTTGAGGAGAGAATAATAATCCTTGTTCTTGTTTCTTTTGATAATTATCTTGAGTTCCAGTAAAGTTTTCAAATATACCACGAGTAGAAAATTCATCTAAATTTTGACGTACAGCACCACCAAAAAAGGGTGTCATATTATTATGTGTAAATGCATTCGGATTAATTGCATCTCCTGTTAAAGATATTCCATAAGATCCACCTGCATTTGGAGGTGAATCATTATTTTTAGATAAATTTTCTGGTAGTATAGTTTTTTTGTTATCATCTATTAAAATATTATCATATTGTTGATAACTATTAAATTCAATGGGAAGATTTTTATCTGTATAATCTACTTTATTATAAACAATTGGAAAAGGAGGGCCAGGAGTTACAATATTAGTATCTTCCGGATATTTTGATTTATCAAATAATGCATCTGCCATTTTTTGTTCAGCTTGAAAAATATTATAAGCTCTTTTAGAAGTATATTGTGTTTGTGAACTGGGTAATTCAGATTTTGATATTTTTTTAGTAAATTTTCTATTAATTTCTTTTTTAACATCACTTTGTAATACATAACCCAATCCAACAACACCTATGGCTATTAAATATTCCATTATATAATAATATATAATAATATTATTATATTCTATATTTAACATTATATTTAAATTTATATATTTTCCAATTCTTTTCTGCCATTAAAAATCCATAATATTTCTGTATTTATTATCATTAATAATAATCCTCCAACTAAATAAATATTACGATTTTCTTTATACTGATCACAATTTTTTGTAATATAATGATAATTATATAATAGACTTGGCCAAATAAGAAGGAATCTTATAAAAAAAATATAAAATAATCGATACATGATAAAAATATTTTTCATATATGTATTTCCAAAATGAATACTTAATAATTTTGGACCGGCAACAATAGATAATCCTTCACTTAGTCCAATAAATATTGATATATTATATAATTTATAATTGTCTATCATTAATAATGAAAAAATACCTAGTAAATGATGAAATAATAAATCAAGTCTAATTTTTTTTTCTATATTTAAATAAATTTGATAAAAAAGTACTATAGTATCATATACAAAATAAGATAAAAACATTAAATTATATTCCTTATATAAAATTAAATTTTCTGATTTTTCTAAACATATATCATTTGATATTAAAAAAATATTTTTATATGCATTATATGAAATTGCACTACATATTAAAGATCTTGTTAATCCAATAGTGTATTTTCCAAATATTTCTTCTTTTATATCAAAATAATTTAATACATAGTTAAATAAAACTGTACATGAACCCATAAAAAAAATATTATTATAAAAATTAAATAAGGGAAACATTATAATATTAACTATTATAAAAATCTTATATTAATTTAATAGTGTTCTATTTCAATTGCCATTTTTTCAAAAGGATGTTCATAACTTTGTCCACTTCCTGAATAGTAATTTACGTCTTCAATTGTTTTAGGATTATTTATATAAACTGCTTTAAATAATTCATTTTTATCATTTGCATATATCCATTCGTCTATATCAGGATTAGCACGGGTATTATCTTCAACAGTTCTTTTTTTATATTTTGTAAAATTATATTTTATTAAAAAATTGTTTATTTTATCAGGATATTTTTTTTGATATACATGAATTTTCTCATGTATTAATGTTTTCATTAAATTTTTAATACAAGAATTGTTAATATATTTTCTTGAAAATATAATTGTATCATTACGAGTATGAGGTAGGCCGTTTTCATATAATTTTCCATTAACTAAACCAATTTTCCAAACAATATCCATTGTATCTCTTCCATTAAACCAATCTAAATTTGTATTCAAAAGCTTTGTATCTGCTAAGTGAATGCATTTTCTTATTTTCTCTTTTTCATAATCTGTAAAATCAGTAACAGATTGTTGAATTTTATTAATATATTCATCTATGTTTTGTATATTTCTTGCAATAAAATCATTATTTAAAAATTTGTTATAATAATTATCACTATTTTGACTTAAAATAGTAAATAATTCTTCTTTTGATAAAAAAATAATAGAGTCATCTTGGAATAATTCTATTTTTTGTTTAATAATATATTCTTCTATTAAAACAAAAAATATAAAAATAAATATAATAACAAAAATATATTTTATTATATATTTCATCCTATATTTATCATATATTTAAAATATAATATTAAAAAATATATTTAAAAAAATATATATATAATAACTGTTATTATAACTATTATTATAAGATGGAATAGAAGGGTATCGTAGGGTGTGCGAAGCCACTCGGTTCTCTCAAGATGGAATAGGAGGGCATCTTAGGGTGTGCGAAGCCACTAGGTTCCCTTTTTAAAAGAGGTTAGTAACATCCGCTGGCAATTCATTAATTTCAGTATTATATAATTTTTGAATAAATCCTAAAATATTTCTTTCTTTCTTTGTTACAAAATTAATTGCACATCCTTTTCGTCCAAATCGTCCAGAACGCCCAATTCTATGTATATAAGTTTGTGGATATTTTGGCATATCATAATTAATAACAAGTGATACTTGCTGGATATCAATTCCACGTGATAAAATATCAGTGGTAATTAATAGACGAGTATTTCCTATTCTGAAATCTTTCATAATATCTTCACGTTCTTTTTGCATCATATCTCCGTGTAAAATTGAAATAGCAAAATCTTTTTGAGAAAGCTCTTGTTTTAATTCGTCCGCTTTATTTTTTTTATTACAATATACAATAGCTTGTCCAATATCCATATATTTATATAAATCTGTTAGTGCGCTTAACTTATGTTCTTCAGAAATAGCAATATAATACTGTTTAATTCCATCAAGAGTTAATTCATCATCTTTTACTAAAATAGATACATAATTTGGTTTCATAATATGTTCTAATAATGACTCCATTTCTGGAGGAATAGTTGCACTAATTAATACAACTTGACATTCTTTAGGTACTTTGAAAAATATTTTCTTAACTTGTTTTCTGAAACTATTTGATAAAACATCATCTGCCTCATCAACAATTAATAGTTTTATTGATGTTGTATTAATTATTTCTTTATTTAATAAATCACTTATTCTTCCAGGTGTTCCAATAATAACTTGATCTTTAATATTTTCTGAACTATATTTATATTGAAGATCTCCTCCAATACATAAATTAGATTTAATATTTGTATATTTTGCTAATTCAGTAAAAACTTTTTGGGTTTGAATGGCTAATTCTCTTGTATTTGATACAATAATACATTGTGGTTCTAAAACTGTTTCATCTACTCTTTCTAATAGACCAATGATAAAAGTTGCTGTTTTTCCAGTACCAGAATGTGACTGAATAACTGCATCATATCCATCAATAATTGGTTTAATTGCTACTCTTTGAATTTGGGATGGTTTATCAAAACCATAACTATATATTCCTTTTAATGTACTATCTTTCAATGATAATCGTTCATCTTCAAATGAATTAAAATAATTTAATTTTTCGCTGGTATGATAATTTTGAAAAAACTGCTCTTCTTGTGACATAATTAATTTTATATTTATAATAAAATTATTTTAAATATAAATATTTTTTGAGAAATTAAACATAACATATTTATTTTAACGTTTTTGCATTGAAAAGTATTCTTTTAAAGATTTATTGTAAAACTCTGCAATATTTTGATATACATTTTTTTCATTTATATTTTTAATTTCTGGATTTGCACCAAGTTTAATTAAGATAAGAGAAGTCTCTAAATCACCTAAATAAGTAGATATATGAAGTGGAGTATTACCACTCCAATCTTGATAATTAATGTTACATCCAACTTCCAATAAAAAAGTAATTCCTTCTATTTTTTTTTCAAATGAAAGAAATTCTCTATTTGTAAGAAACCAATGAATAGAGGATCCGCCACCTGATGTTTTATTTGGATTTGCACCAGAGTTATATAATTTTTTCATTAATGGAATATCAGCAAGTAAACATGCTTGTAAAAATAAGGTTTTTCCATCGTAATCTTTATCTTCCATATTTTAGTAAATAATATACGTGTATTAGAATTTAGAAATAATTCTCTTCAATTTTTTTGTAAAGTTAATTCATATCATAATATTCATGAAAATCATAATAACTCGTTTTTTTAACTTTATTTTTTTTTTTCATTTTATTTGATAAAATTATATAATTTCTATATATTTTATAAACTGATTCATAGTCATTATTTTTTTCTTCAACTTCATTTATCCTTTTTAATAATATATAATTAATAATTGCATAATTACTTCTATCTTCTATAAATCCTTCGCATTCACATAAAAATAATGGAAATGAAGTATTATCTGCAGGAAAAATATCGTAAAATACATCTAATATATATTTTTCATATCCATAATTACGAAAAATTTTTAAACAATTATGTAAATTATATGTTTCTTTTAATAATCTTAATTTTATTGAATAATCATTTTTTATAAATGAATATACGTAATCTTCTATTTCTTCAGGTAATAATTTAATTTTATATAATATGTTATCTGTTGCATCTTTTGCATCTTTTGCATCTTTTGCATCTTCTAATTTTTGTATAATAGTAGACATTAGATTTAATATGATATTAAAGTTTTATATATTATCTAACTTAAAAAATGAATAAATTTTATTAAAGATTCTAATAAATAACTAAATTTATTATAAATATCTTAGAATGAATCGTTATATTCCAATTCTGTTATTTGTTTTTGGACTATATTCATTTATTCTCTATTCAACTGGAGTTATATTATATGCATTTATTGAATCAATATTAAAAATTAATAATAATTATGTAAAATTGGAATGTTCTAATAATAATTCATATTTTTCAATTGTGAACGAAGAAGAATTTAAAAATATATGTAATATTTTTGATCAAACTAGTTCATCATTTTTTAATTATATGAAAATATTTTTACAGCTTTTTGTAATTCTAATATTATCATGTCAATTTTTATTATTATTTTCATTTGTTTTTTTTGTATTCAATCATATTATCTTAACAATAAGGGAACAAAGGGAACCTACTGGCTTCGCGCACCCTTTAGATCCCTCCCATTCCGAGGGAACCTAGTGGCTTCGCACACCCTACGATACCCTCTTATTCCATCAAGGGGAACAAATATTAGTGTTTTTTTTATTCCATCAAGGTGAACCAATAATAGAAATTCATCCCTTATAATCCGTCTTATTTGTTATAAAATTAAAAAAAACTGATTTTTTGTATTTTAATAGATTTATAATTAAATTATATATTAGTTATGAGTAACTTTGGAGAACAAACATATAATCAAATAGAATTTCGTAAAAAAATTAGTAGTATAAGAAATAATTCATCTTTATCTGAAGAAGAAAAAAAGAAACAAATTAGTGATTTATTTCTTTTACAAAATAGAAATGAAACTAAGAATTTTATTAAAAATGATAATAAAAAAGAATGTGAACATTATCCTTATAAAAAATGTGGCAATTTTTATTTTTCATGCTGTGATACTTACGCAGAATGTATAAGATGTCATAATGAAAATAATTTAAACAATAAACACACACCAAAAATAGATTTAATAACTTGTAAAAGTTGTTCATTAGAACAACATCCTTCTGAAAGATGTATAAAACCAACATGTAATATAAAATTTAGTAAAAGTTATTGTGAAATATGTAATATTTGGTCTGAGAAAGATATGTATCATTGCAAATATTGTGAACTTTGTATTAGTGGAAAAGAAGATACTAGGTATCATTGTCATACTTGTAATTCTTGCTTTGAAACCACAAATTCTGAATTTCATCGATGTGTAAATATTTCATATAGAGATCAAGTATGTGGATATTGTTTAAAAAATATTTATAATTCACAAGATAAATCTATTCCTCTTAGTTGTGATCATATTATTCATGAAAGTTGTTATAAAAATGCACTTCATTCTGAACAATATAAATGTCCACTGTGTAAAAAAAGTATATGTAGTCTTGACTGGTCTCATACAAGATATTTAATTTCAAATCAGCCTATGCCAGAAGAAAATATTAAAATCGGAAATATTGTTGAAGTTTTGTTGATTGAAAATGTTTTATTTATTGTCTCAGATGTTTTAGATAATAATATGTTTAAAGGAGAATTATTTCAAAATGAAACAAATAATAAAATGGAAGTTGTATTAAGTGGAACATTATTAAGTAAAAAAAATAAAAAAGTTGAAATATATTGTAATGATTGTTGCAAAAAAGGATTTACAACATTCCATTATTTAGGAAATGAATGTATAAACTGTAATAGTTTTAATACTAGTCTCTAAATAAGGGAACCTAAGGTTCCCTTATAAACCCTCCTATTCCATCCTGAGGGAATCAAGTGTAGCATAGGATCCTTCCTATTTCATCCTAAGTGAATCTTTACTATTGTTGAAAATCATTATAAACTATCCTAAAGAAATCTATTAGCTTTTTTGAATCATTTTATTTTATATTAAATTATTAATTTAAATTCTATTTAAAATAATAATAAAAATATATATCTAAGAAATGAGTTCAACTAAAAAAATTTTACTACAGCAAATTGATAATCTAATTAATGAATTATGTACTACTTTTCCAAATTTTATAGATATTATTTTATTTAGAGAGAAATTTGCATTGATTAAATCTGCTAATTCAAATTTAATTGTTGAATATATTATTCAACATATTTATCCCCTAAAAGATATGATTTTAAAAGAAGATGAATCATTTTTTTTGAATGGAGGCGGTCAAGAAGAAATTAAAGATACAAGTGGTATTAAATTAAGAGATAATATTAAATCTTTATGGGTATCTGAAATGTCACCTCAAAATAAAGAAGTTGTTTGGAAGTATTTTAAAATTTTTGTTTTACTATGTGAGAAATATGTTTTAGAAAATATTAATTAGAATTTACAAATATTTTTTATTAATTCTAGAATAGAATTTACAAATATTTTTTATTAATTCTAGAATAGAATTTACAAATATTTTTTATTAATTCTAGAATAGAATTTACAAATATTTTTT